ATACTTCACCTTTTTTATTTAGTGGTAATCTCTTACATTTTTCTTTCGAATATAGCCAACCTTTACCACAACCATAATCTAGTAAACTACGTGCTTTTTCTTTTCTAATTATTTCTGTAATACTAGCTAAGTGGTCACATAAAGATATACCAGCAAATATACTGTGGCCTTTTTGTTTTTTATTTCCTACAGTATGTAAGATTTGATATGCTGTTACTAATTCGCTATAATCTTTTGATGGGTTATCTCTACTGTACATTTAACATCTCCTTATAACTAGGTAAGGTTTCTTTCTTCATAGAACTTTTCCATATCTGAGATACTAAACTATCACCACCATAAAAATGATAATTAATACCCATAGTCTTATCAGCAAATGTCTTCTCACAATCTTGAGCCATTGCTAATAATTCACCGGTAGTCCAATAAGATTTATCTTCAATAGATACTTGAAAATACTTTGGTCTTTTAGGTTCATCATCAGCACCAGTAGTTTCTTTCTTCATATCATCTGTAGGTTCTTTCTCTAATGAACATTCAAAACCAAATAAGTGTAAGTTTCTAAAACCCATAGTATGTAACATACCAATAGCTCGCATAGCTGCACAAGTACCACCAGTAATTAATGTAGCACCGGCAGGTAAACCTATATCTTCTCGAATCTTAACTTGATTGTTTTTAATACCTTGTTTTCTATCTTCATCATCTCTTAATGATTCTGTGAAGGCATGCCATCCCCAGATATCTGCTTTCTTTTCTCTTAAATAATTAGTAACAGATGGGTCTGTCATAGACGCTACAAAAAACTTTGTATCATTATCTAAGTCTTTTAGTAAATCTTTTCTTTTAATTCCATGTGTACTGGTTCCTTCAATAGAACGTGGGTCTAATAAAATACAACCAAAAGGTTTAATACCATTTTCAATAAGGCCAGGGTATGCATGTTTTACACAAATAGTTAATGCATCTGGATATTTTTTTATTGTATCTTTTAATTCTTGATAGTTAATATTAGGTCCACCAGAGATAATAATAGCGTGATGATTATGTGTTCTACATCTATTAATAAATTTATTTTGACTTATTAATTTTAAATTATCTTTAATATTATTTCTAATATAATCTTTAGGTACACAATCTCTAGGATTAACAACAATAGGTACTCTTTGTAAATCAGCAGGAATATTTTCTAATTCTTTATCATTTAATACAATCATAAAATGTGTAAATCCACCTTCTTTTACTTTATCACCAGAAGGTAGTATATGTTTACGAATATCTTTATTACCTTTTAATTTTTCCCATATCTTATTAACACCAAAATATGCATCGTTAGGTGCCATCTTAGCATCATCTTCTCTAAAGTAATGGTCAAGCATAATGATAGGTGTTTTCTTAACACAATCATAATCATGAGCAACAGTCTTAATACTATTACCACCACCTACTAAAGCCATATCAAACCATTCACCTTGGTCTTTTAAAGTATTTCTGGTATTACCTTTATGTAATTCAAATACAAAAGTTTTATTTTTATTCTGCTTCATATGTTCTGCAAACTCTTCTAGTCTAGTTTGTACTGCAGACATTTTGTTATGTGCCTTACTATTAAACTCTTCATGGTCTGTTTCTATTGTAGCATCTTCAAACAAATCATATCCATGATAGGTAAAAGTATCAGTATAATCAAAAGCAGTTAGTGCCATTTCTATAGCTCTACCACCATTCCATGTACCAGTTTCTATCACAGTCTTTGGTTTATATTTTCGCATTATCTGTGATATCTGTTGATATCTATTAGGTTTAATATCTTGTGCCACTTCTTCTGATAATGGAAAAACTCTTTCTCCCTTCCCATTTCTGATAGATACTTTTGAAAAGTCTGGCGTACCTTTGAAGTGATAAAAATAATCATTCATCTGAAAGGTTCGTTCTACTTTCATACCATGTGCTTGATAGATATTTAATAATCTTTCTAGTACATAATAATCATGCCATTCTCTATACTTCGTTACTTCACCAAGAATAAATGCACCACGTAAATCACCAAGAATATCTACAGGAGGTTGTTTATTTAAATTAAAAGCCATAAAGAAAGGCTCATCAGGATTATATACAATGTCAGCTTTATCATTTAACATTGTTAAGATATCTTTCTTTGTTAATCTTTTCTTTAAATAAGAATCAGAATCAATCCATATTAACCAACCTGCCTCTGTATTTTTTTCTGCTAGTGAGAAGGCATGTTCAGTTAAGGCAAATACTTTATGTGACCATTTCAACGCATCTAACTTTTCATTGTATGGTATCTTACCATTTTCTGTACCATCGTGTTCTTCATATCTCTTCATAAAATCTTCATGGTCTTTAATTGCATGTAAGTTTTTATATGTATAGTCTGGTAGAGAGTAAGCATCTATTTTACAATCATGATAGTATGCAGTAAAATTAATACTATCTTCTAAATTTTCTTTCAAAGAATTTAATAAATGTACTGCTGTATTCTTTAGTAAGTTTTCGTTAAATGACGTAACAATATTAACTTCTGTCATTGTATGCTCCAAAATTATTTTCTAATGTTTGTAAAGCCTCTTCAGCTTCAGCTAACTGTTTAATTAAGACAATAGAATCTTCTACTATTTTAGGATGTTCTCCTATCGCCACTGGTTTTTGAAAAGCTAAGTCAAGTTGATATAAAGCCTTTGTTCTTTCACCTTCATAATGTGCTCTTATAGCTCCGTATAATGTGCTAGTTAATTCTCTCATTCTATTAAGTAATCCTCTTCTCTTGGTATTATTCCTTTCATCTGTAACCACCTAGCATCTTCGCACCACTTCACAGCATACTTACCTTCAGTTACTCCTCTAGGTTTCCACTTAGAAAACCAAGGACCACCAGTTGTAAAATGTACAATCTTTGGTTTCATTTCTTCTGCAGAGTGACCATCAAGCCAGTTCCATTCTTCTGGTATTTGACCTATGTCAGACTCTTGGTCAGGCAACCATTTAAATGTATGTAACCATCTACCTTTTTCTGTATTAATAGCATCAATACTTAAATTGTTTAGGTAATGATGATTACAATTAAACATCATAAGACTAGACCAGTTCTTCATAGCATAAGGTTCTTGTGCCTGGCCATCCATCTTCGTGCCCTTCTCAACATTATACTTATGATGTACTGCCCAGACAGGGTAGTAAGCATCTCTGCACATATCAAATAACTCTGTAATATCACCAAAGCAATACATATCACAGTCTAAATATAAGGCCAATCCTTCATACATATTTAGATGAGGCACTAGAAATCTAGTAAAACTAAAATCTGTAGAGAAAGGTCTACCATCTATCTCATCATACTGTTGATTACCTATCTTGTTAGACCTTCTTCTAAACATACCATTTTTGATTACAGCCTCTTTTTTTAGAGGCACAATTCTGACAGGGTTCTTAGCTCTTATTTCTATTGAGAACTTTAACACCTCATAAGCTGCATGTTCTCTAGGGTCATAGCCTATATAGACTGTATCCATATCATTTCTAATATTCATATTAAAACTTCCATTCGTAATCTATAAAAAATGTTCCGGCTTCCAAACCTTGACCTAGTCTTTTTCTCTCATAAGCTATTTTTAATTTATCATTATTAGATAAATTTTTAGTAGCATAACTTCTAAACTTAGAACCATCATGCTCATTGTCTAAATCATGATAATATCTATATCCGATAGAATCAAATAAACCACCTGCCTTTAATTGTACTGCAATCAAACTAACCATTAATATTAATATTATTCTCATTTACCTTGTCCTTTATATTTTTTAAAATTTCTACGTTTATGTTTATTCTTAGGTCTACTCCTAATAGATTTACCTATTGAAGTTACCTTCTTAAAAAAACTTCTTATTCTTTTTCCTGCACCTACTATTGCTCTTGCCATAAAAAAATAGGCAGAGACTCTAATGAATCCCTGCCATGCTCCTATTGTATTTCTATTTGTCTTGGTTTCTTTTCTTCAGGTATAATTTGTTTGAGTTTAATCTCTAATATACCACGAAGGAAAGTGCAACCTTCTACATGTAAAGTATCGGCAAGAACAAACTGTCTTTCAAAAAATCTTTTACCAATACCTTTATGAAGATATTCTACATCCTCTTCTTTATCAGCAGACTCACCTTTAATAGTTAGTTTATTTTCTTTAACACTAACATCAAGTTCTCTGTCTTTAAAACCAGCTAATGCAAATTGTAATAGATACGTATCTTCCTCAGACTTAATTAAGTTATATGGAGGATACCCTGTATCTCCTACGTTATCACTTAGCATTGTATTAAACAAGTTATCAAAACCAATAGCTTGTCTAGTAAGATTATCTAAATTAAATGTTACCATTTTTATTCTCCTTTATAAGCAAGTTAAAAATTAAAGTCCATATTGGCACTTTATAATACTATTATACCACATTTTGTGTATAAATGCAACAAAAAAATTAAATATCTACTAATTCACAGGAGCCTGCAGTACATGCTAACTCTTGTGAACCTTTAGTATTATCTTCCTTTTCAAAGTCTTGTAATCTAACCCAGTCTATTTTCTCAGGCATCTTAGATTTTAAATCATTATATTGTACTTCATCGATATCTTGATAAGGTGCCTGTTGATATGTATGGTCTGAGAAAGGTAAGAAGGATACACCAGAAAGATGGTCAAAGTTATCCCAACACCAGTTACCTACATTGACCCATTCTTTTTCCTTAACAGAAATAGTAACAGAAGGTTTATGTTCGCACCAATGTTGTGCATATAACTTCCATATCTCTAACTGTTCAATGGCAGACATATCATTTCTAAATACAGCATTACTATCACATTTCATAGGGAAAGAAAATACTGTAGTATGGTCAGGCTTCATTACATCTGGTTCATTAGGTATGCCTTGTTCTTTCATAAACTCTGTTAGTGGGTCTTTGTTATCACCTCTAACTGTTCTAATATAATAAGGATTATGTCGAGCATGAATACCACTAGCACTGTCAACTAATTGACTCACAGTACCTGAAGGTTTAACACAAGTAATTGCAGTCGATTGAGGTATGCCTAGTTTATCAGCCCATTCTGCATTAGTTAATACAGCTTTGTTTCTCATCTTACTTAATATATCTGGTAACTTTGTTCTTCTTCTATTGATAATAGAGTTATCCATAATACCTGTAAGAGATACACCAAGAAGTCTTTCTTCCTCTGTGTTTGTTTGCCATCTCTTTCTTAGATAACCAAAGTCAGTTAATGTAGCTTGTATAGTTCCAAGTATAGTAGCTACTTCTATCTTATCATGTAAGGTAGCCTCAGTATCCATAGGTCTTACTACCACCTCTGTAAGATTACAAAACTGATTTGGTCTTAATATAATTTCACTACAAGGGTTCGTGCCAAAAGGTTGGTCAGCGTTTCTTCTACCATTTTCTTTTGCCTTTTCTTGTGCAGAAACTCTGTTGAATATACCTCTTTCTCCAGACTTACTTTCATAAAGAGAGAGCCATTCCTTCATAAAAATACCTGCATCTGGTTGTTCAGTATAAACAACAGAGTTATTTGCTAGTGCTCTTTCTGGGTTTGTTTCCCACCAAGCACCAGACTTTGCTGCTCTTAATCTTTGGTCGGAGAGATTACTCAAAGATATAAGGGCAGACCTACGCACACCACCAACAACCACTACTTCACCTGTCTTGCACGCAATATCGTGACACTCCATAGAGTTTAGTTTTCTACCTCTTGCACCTTTAAACTTATCAATAACAAAATCAAACAAGTTTACTAAAGGTTGAGGTCCACTAGCTCTACCACCAAATGTTTTCAATCGTTGACCGGCAGGTCTTATCTTACTTACATTTAATTTAGGTATTCTATTTGTATATAAGTAAGATATTAAATCTTTAAAACCTCTTGCCCAACCTTCTTTAGAGTCAGCAACTGAAATAACATCTTCGGTCTTTTCAAACTTTCTATCTGGTATTGTAGGTAATTTATTTACATTCTCTCTTTCAACAGAGAAACCTACACCTGTACCATTCATTAAAATATATAATATCTCATCAAACGCTTTTGGATTATCGATAGGAAGATAAGAACAATTATAACTGGCAACATTTTCTCTTTCTAATGCAGGCCCTGCAGTCATCAATGCTCTCATAGAAGGCATCACAGATAGATTAATAATACTATCTTCTATCCTTCTCCATACTTCACTATCTAATGTTACACCTAAGTTTTTCTTTAGATGTATTTGGTTAAACGTACTGAATCTAGTAACTGTTTCTATCCATGACTCTCTTCTAGATTCTTCTTCTATCCACCTGGAATACCTAGACTTATGTATAAAGTTTTGATATTCAGTTGGTAAATAATTATTATTCATTGTGTCCATTCTCCTTTATATGTTCAATCATTAATTCTAAACAATGTTTTGCCTTTTCATAATCTTCAATGCCGTTTTTATATCTAGCTCTGGTTGTATATTTAATAACATTGCCTTCTAAAAATGTAAGATTATTTCCCATAATAAACTCTACAGGTTGAATCTTAAACATCTTATAATGATTACCACCTACTTGTTTCTTACGACTAGCATACTCTTTTAGATTTGTTTTTTTAAAATCTTTTTCTTTTACTGTTTCTTTAATTGCTTCATCCATCATTCCCATGTTTACTTGCTCCTCATAATTTATCATATCAGCATATAGTTTAGCATGATTCTCTTCAAATGTCAAATCTTTTTTCTTCTGTGTCATTGTCGCCTCTTAATACGCTTCTAATTCTCTTTCTTAAATATTTTTTATTATCTGCATGTATAACCTTGTAGGCAAAAGACCTAGCTTTATCTGGTTGTACACCGGCCATATCACAAACAGTTTCAAAGTTTTTACAAGTAACCCCTACCTCAGAAAAAAACCAAGCCTCTGCTCGCATCTTATTAACTTTATCATTAGATGTAACTATATTCTTTGACACATCTAATAATGCCTGAAGTATCACAGACAGAAATAATCTTTTCTCTGAGTTATAAGGCTCAGAATAAAAGACATTTTCTATCTGTATAATATCAGGTTTATCCTTCATCTAATCTTCTAACATTGGTAATCTTTCCTAATGGACCATTTAAAGAAAAGGCTCTTCTCTTACCTTTATGATGATTAAAAAAACCATCTTGTGCTGTTCTAGCTATTTGATTAATTGCTCCTCTATCATAGCCATTATCATCTGCCCATTCACTTAAACAGCTAACTATCATTCTTTTACCATCTAAATAAAATTCTGTTCTACCTTTAAATTGAGGATGTTTATATCCTCTTCTATAACTTTCAATAGGAGGAAAAAACTTACCACCAACATACGCATTATAAAATGCACGCTCATCACTTCCTTCTAACGTAGTAGTAAGAACATCGTGTTTAACTTGATAATACATTTCATAGTATCTTAGACTTCTTTTATTTTTATATTCGGCAATCACTTCAAATATAAAATATTTCTTACCTAGCTTTTTAATATCTTCATTTAAATATTTTGAAGAACCTGTATAGTTTTCCCATTTAGTTTTCTTTTTAGTTCTTCCTATTGTATATTGTTTACATCCGATATATGCTTTACCATTTTTAGTATTCGTTATAATATAAACAAAACCAAACTTATCTGCACTTGGTGTAAATGGTTTACCAGTTTCCTTTACAACCCAATGATTATTTATCATATATTTCCTCTACGTTAGGTTCTTTTTCAACTTTAGTAAAATACCTTTTACCGGTTGAATAATTAAAAGTACGAAGTCCTTTGCCATCATTAGCATCACTCCAACAATCAAACTTGTAACTGCAATACATACAAGCAGTATCGAGCTTATAGTTGCCAGACTTTCCATCAGGAACTGCCGGATAACATTTGTCCGGTGGTGTATCTGAATTAACAACTTGTTTAATCTTTTGTATTCTTTTCTTAGCATTTATCATCTCCAATGAATGTATTTTGGTATAACATATTTCTCCTGTTGATTTATTAATAACTAAAAAGCCTGCCTCCTCTACACCATTACCTTCAGCATAAGCAGATATTTGAGAAATGTAACCAAAAGGGTCATCGTTAGATAAGTTATTATATTTAAATTTAGTATAGCCTCTACCTGATGCACTTTTACAATCTACTAATACACCATCAATAAAGCAATCTTGATGTCCTTTAACTCCTTCCACTTCGACTTGTTTTTGTTGTTGTGTTACTTTATGTCCAGATATAGAGGCAAGCATAATTAATAACTCTTCTAATATATATCCATAAAGAAACTTAATCCTGGTACTAGGTGCCAAGGGTTCATTAGTAGGTTTTTTAAAATCATACCATAGTTGCCTGTCTGGTCTACCTATTGTAGATAATCTTAATCTAGGTTTGTCTTGTGGTAACTGTTTTAAAAAGTCTTTTACATGAACCTTAACTGAATTAGCAAAGTCATTTATACATTTATCTACTTCTTTTTCAGTAAGTTCTTCATTCTTTTTTTCGAATAAATTATATATATCTTCTACTATTGTATCTATTTTTTTCATAAATAAAACGTGGAGAACTGCCAATCTACACAGCTCTCCACTATCCTTTTAATTAAGAGGCAAAAGGAATTTTTTCGTCTGCGTCAGCAGAATAACCATTAGGCACTACATCAAAGGCATCGTCTGCGTCACCTTGATAAGGGACTAAGTCTACGACCTGTATCTTCTTAAGGTCAGCAGAAACACCAGACCTACCTTTGTACTTCCATTCGTAGGTTGTGTATAGTACGTTTACTTTAGAACCATTACCAACTAATGTATTCATCATGGTTCTCTTCTGAGCATCAAGAACTTCTGGTGCACTATTTAAGTTACCATCTTTTCTTTTTACGTTTCTTTTGATGCTAACAAAGTCTCCTCTGTCATCACCTTTGTTCTTAATTTTAAGACCATCTTTTTCTGCGAGAGCCTTGTTGTCTTCATCCAGATTACCTACATCAATACTCCATGTACCATCTGCATCAAAGGTTGTGTTTGGGCTTGTAATGCTCGCCCAATAAGCTGTTCCACTAATAACACTCATTCGTGTCTCCTTTTTTGGTTAATAAAATTATATTATAGCATACTTTAACTATCATTGTCAACACTTTTTTTAATTATAGTTTGAGAAAAAAGATTCTGGATATTCATTAGATACATCTTCGATGCGTTATGGTCTCCACCAGATACTGTTCTAATTTGATTAGCTTTGATAGATGCATTAATAATTTTCTTTAACATCTTTGTTTCAAATACTAATGTACCAAACACCTGGTCTCCAACACATAAATTATGAAACCAATAATCTGAGTCAGTAGCATTGATGCCACTAGGTTTACCATAGCTTTCATATTCTATTGCTATGTTTCCTGTCTGTAACCACATACCTCTTTCAGATTTAACTTCTATCTTTTTATCTTGTAGCATGTCGGCCACAATCTTTTCCCTTACTTGGCCATATTGTAAATCTAAATCAAACTTCTTTCTATCTTCTACATTTGGTTCTAATGTGTTTCTGCCCATGTCAATCCTACTTTGTAATCATTATCTAAAGGACATCGTAACTTCAATGTCGTCTCAGTTTCTTTAATAGCTACCTTTGTGATGTTACAGAATTCTCCTACATCTGTATTAGCTACTTCAAATTGATACTCATCATGAACAGAGGCTACTAATTTTGCATCAAGTTTTTTACTATAAACTCTCTTCATAATATGTAGTAACCATTGTTTACAAATGATAGCACCGGCACCTTGAAGAAGAGTATTTAAAGCTGAATGAGGACTTCTTACTTTTAAATATCTTCCATCAATAGCTTTTATTTTTCCTCTCTTACCGGCATTCTCTACTTGTCCACGTAATCTTTTAAGAGAAGGTAAGTTTGACAAGAACCTATTAATCAATAAGTTTCCTTGCTCCTTTCCAGCTCCTACTATCTTACCTATCTTCTCTGCTCCGGCACCATAAAGAAAGGCATAGATAAATGTCTTTGCCTGGTCTCTATCTTTAATGCCTGCCAACTCCATATTCTTTGTATGTATATCTCCATTCAATATCTCATCTGTATAATTTGTATCGTTAAGATAATGTGCAAGACATCGTAACTCCAGACCACTAGCATCAGTTCCTACTAACTTATATTTCATAGGGTCTGATATTGTCCAAAGGCCTCTACAATCTTTACCGTAAGGTGAATATGTAGCCGGAACCTGAGCCATATTTGGTGAGTTATGTGCCATGCGACCTGTGATAGTACGTAGTGTCATAACCTTTCCATGTACTCTATTATCATTATCGCAAGCCTCAATCCAAGACTCAACCATCACTGCTCGTTTTTGGAGAAGAAAATACTTTGCAAATCTTTCTGCCGTAAGTTTCAACTCCGGTTCTTTTATTGTTTTTAAAACAGCCTCATTGATAATAATATTCTTTTTATCAGTAAACTGTTTAGGTTTCCAACCTCTCTTCATTAGTCTGTCGGCTATCTGTTGACGAGAACCAATGTTAAAAGGTATTTCTTTTGTCTTCGTCTTCATCTCTACAATGGTAGGTTCAAACTCTTCCAACGCCCATTGTTCTAAATCGTAGATGTCATCTTTAAGTTTTGCTAATAACTCCTGTGCCTTCTGCATATTAAAAGCAAAACCATTCTTCTCTTGTTGGTCAATGATTAATCTAATCGTATGTTCTAGATTAACAGACTCCTGAGAGAAACCTTTACTTTCATTTACCAGGTGATTATAAACAGCATGTGTTATCTCAACATCTTGTTTACAATACTGTAACATATTAAAATCATACGTAGAAAAATTTACATCTTCACCACCTTTTGGCATGTTTAGTTTCTCACCCCATGCTTTTAGGCTGTGTCCTTTTTCTCTAATAGGATTAAACAACTGCGATAAAATTAATGTATCTATAATCTTATCAGGTGTTATGTTTGTTCCAAGTAATCGATTCATAACAGGTGCATCAAAAGATAAACCATTATGCATGATAAACTTATCTACGTTCTTTGCCCAGTTATTAAAACTATACATACTATCAGGGTCAAATACTGTTACAACATTTGTATCTATATTTTTTGCTACGATACAATGTATCTTACTAGGATTAAATCCATCTGTTTCTATATCAAGTATTACTTTCATGTTCCTCTTTCATACACCAATTACAAGGTTCTCCTTTACCAACTTGCATCATACTTTTTTCTTCATCACAGTAATGATACCACATTTTTGGTTCTTTGTCAAACAATTCTAACTGTTGTTCTTTTAACCATTTGTCATAACCTTCTGACCAGTCCTCTTCTTCTCCTTTATGACCCCAATATACCAAATGAAAAGCATCACATTCTGGACAAGATAAGTTTGTAACAATAGCGTGGTCTTCGTGTTCTTCACAGTCGTGGTCACCACCCCATATTAATTCTGTTCCACAGTTATAACATTTCATAACGCAACTCCTTGTGCTTGATTATTAAACTCATCCTCAAAAGGATTATCTATCTGAGACATCCTACCAGATTTTTTATCATAATGCAAGTAACAACTTACTCCTGTTTCTCCTGTGTATCTATTCTTGAGAATACGAATTGTTGTTGTGCATGCAATGACATCATCATCTGCTTGTTGATTTCTTTCTAATGCTATTACACTATCAGATAAATGAGCAATACTTGCACTACCTCTAAGATGCGACAAGGTAACCTCCTTACCATTTTCATGGCCTAAGTCTCCGGTTGGTCTTCTCAGATGCGATACTAATAATAAACCTACTCCTGTTTCTTCTACCAAAGAACGTAGCTTAGTCATCAAGACATCAATAGATTTTCTTTCGTCTCCTTCATCTTGACCACTAACTAAGATAGATAGATGGTCTAAGAATATCCATTTACAATCCAAAGACTTTGCCATATACCTAACCCTGGAAAGTATCTCATCATTACTGATAGAACCGAAGTGGTCAAAGGCAAAGAACCTACCAGAACCTATGGTATCTTTCTGCCATTTGTTTAATTGTTCTCTAGAGAATTGATTACGTATCTCCTTGATATATAATCTTTCATTAGCCTCCACTGACATAATGTTAAAGGCAGTATTCTTTGTGCTTTCCTCTAGTGCTAGTATTCCTATATTGTCATCAGAGTTTCTTAGAATGTGATGCATAAGCTCACGCATAATAGAAGACTTACCCATACCGGCACCGGAAGTAAATGTAACTAACTCCCCTGTTCGCATACCATAAGTTTTCTCATTCATTGCACTCCAAGGATAAGGAATAGTTTCACAATACTCCTCATCGTATAATGAATCTCCTAGCTTGGCTAAGTTTAAAATGCCTGCCGGTGTATAAGATTCTGCACTCCACCAATCTCTCACAAAGTCTTTAGCCTTGCCCATCTTTTGATATTCGTTAGGGTCTTTATGGTCAAGTCTAACTATCTTACATTTGTTAGGCTCAAACAATTGGGCAACCTTTTGTGAGGCCTCAACCCCAGGCTTGTCGTTATCAAAACATACAACAACATTTTCAAAACTATTTAGATATTCTAGGTGTTGTTTACAATTCTGTACAGCACTTTGAACTCCATTCTTAATTGATACTACTGCCCATTTACTTCCTAGCATTTCATACACAGACATAGCATCTATCTCGCCTTCAGTGATAGTTATATACTTACCACCGGACTTAAATAAATTCTGTCCAAACAGTAAGGCATCCCCCATATCTCCTTGAGACCATATTTTTTTACCTTCTACTTGGCGAATCTTTGTAGCTATATGATTACTCTCTGCATTGTAATATTCGTAGTAATGATGCGATATTACTGAACCATTTGTTTTTATCTTTGTTCTGTATTTTCTGGCAGTATCCTCTGATATTCTTCTATCACTGATACTCCCATACTCACCATTATTAGGAACTTTACTTTGTATCTCTACAACTTTTGTTTCCATCTTTGCCTCTCCTACATTGTTAAATCTTTTGTTACAGGAAAAGCAGAAGGCATGTCCATCAGCGTGAATGTTATATCCATTACTGGAATTACAGGAAGGGCATCTACCTCTACTTATCCATTTACTTTGCATTATAACATACTCGCAGAATTACTTAATCCTATGAATGTATATATAACTGTATATATTAATAATACTTCTAACCACATATTTATATTCCTTTATTTAAATGTATAATAAAACATCATAATAAATATATATAATACCCATAGTGATAATAATAATATAAATAAATTAATAGTATATTTAATAATATAATTATTAATAATATTATATATATATTTAAATATTATAATAAACTTTTTCATAATGTCAAGAGAAATCTTCCAGAGTATCTTTATAAAGTCGTTCTGCTGAATCAATATCTAAACCTATGCTATTTTTACAATCCAATTTTGCATACATTCTAGCTTCTTCATTAGAGCAACCTTCTCTTTTGTACTCCTTAAATAACTTTCTGTACATTCTTTTTTCGTCTTTATCCCAGAGATTATTCATAATTATTCTCCTAACTATTATATAATAAAAAAAATAAACTTACAAGTAATAACATTGGAAAAATATTATTTACCCATAAGTATTTTATTTTTATTGGTTTGTTAAACCACCTTCCGGTGGCTTTAAATCTTCTTTGTCTTTCGTTAATCATCTTTTAAATGGCCGGCATCAGGCATCTCTGCATCTCCTAACCATACTCCACTAGAGTTATTGACAATATCTTTTCCATTATCTTTTTCTATACCGATTTGTCTACGCAATTTATAATTCTCATCAGTCAATGCTTTTATTCTTTTCATTGCATTGCCTA